TTTTGTCCGAACCAAGCTTCGCGTTACCCGCAGTCGCCACCGGGAAGAGCCGGCAGGCCCACGACGCGACTCGCCGCATTGGCCCGCCCTGCATGACTTGAACATGCGACCAACGGATTCGAAGTCCAAAAAAAGCCCTTCACGCCCCTTCACGAAATGTCATATTTTCCTTGCTCTGCCAGTGGTTTACGAGTAAAGTCTTTCACAGGGCATCACCCGAAATCATGCCTTTTCACGAGAAAAAGTGGCAAAAAACTGGCAAAACTTTCAGGGGCAGGAACGATGAAAAGCGACGAAAAAAAGACATGGGTGACAGTGACCAGGGGAGTGCAGGTCAAATTGCATCCGACCCGGAAACACGGGAAGGGGCCGGATAAATATTTCCGGATCAGGTACGCCCTGGACGGCCAGATTATTTCCGAGTCCCTGGGGTGGGCTTCCGAGGGTATGACCCAGGAAGAGGCCGTTTCCCGCCGGTTGCAGTATATCAAGGTCCGGAAAGGTATCGTCGAAGGGGCAGCGAGCAAGACCGAGGCGAAGCAAGCCGAAGCCCTGGCCAAGGCCCAGGCGGAAGCACAACGCCGCCTTGAGGAGTCCAAAAACATCACCTTGCGCGAATACTGGTCGGTTTACTTGGAGGCCGCCAAGCTCAAAAAGAAAACAAAGTCCTGGCAGGCGGAAGACGGTTACTTCCGAAACTGGATCGATGAACTTCTAGGCCATATTCCCATGCGGCAAATCGGGCTTGTCCAGTGGGACGGGCTCATGGCCGCCTTGACCGACGCCGGGCTTGCACCACGGACCCGGCAATATGTAGCCCTGACCCTTCGGCAATGCCTGGATCATGCTTTCATGCGGAAGCTGATTCCCGAGGCCCCGCCACGGGCCAAGCATGTTGGGGCCACCTTGAAGCCCGACAGCAACCGCCGGACCCGGACCCTTTCAAATCAGGAATTGCAAGCGATCCTTGCGGCCCTGGCCGAACGCGACCAGGCCGCCTACGCGATCACGCTTTTTTGTGCCCTGACCGGATGCAGGTTTGGCGAAGCCGCCGCCTTGCAGTGGCAGGACGTGGACCTGGGTCTCGGGCAATGCACCTTCAGGAACACAAAGAACGGCCAGGATCGGACCATTCCCTTGGCTGATTCCTTGGTGGACTTCATGCGGAGTGTGGGGCCGGGTAAGGGCCTTGTGTTCCCCAATGGAAACGGCACGCAGTACAGGCAGACCCCGACGCCGTTTCGGGATGCCGTGGAGGCCTTGGCCCTAAATGAAGGCCGGGACAAGCGGGACAGGGTGGTATTTCATAGCCTACGCCACACAGCCGCAACGCGGCTTGCCCAGGTCAACACGCCCCTGCCTGACCTTATGGCCCTGGCCGGGTGGAAGACCGCAAGCATGGCGCTTCGCTATGCCCATTCAAACGACGCGGGACGCCGCCGGGCAATGGCCGCGTTGGAGGGCCTGACCCAGGTTGAGCCCGCCAAGGTGGTGGAGCTTTTTGGAGGTGGCAAGAAATGAACCCACGCATACCCAGATATTCCGACCACGAAACGGAGATCCTAAAGGACATGGCGGCCAGGATCATCGTTGAACTGACCGAGGCAGACCTTCCCGAGGAGGCGCGAACCAAGGCCATGGGGGTGGTGCTGGAAACGAGCCGGACCTTCATTTACGAGAAGCCGAAGCCAATTTTGCGATTGATAAAAAATATGCGTTGACATGCCCCTGCGTGTTGCTTTATGTACTTTCAAAATTTGAGGCGTAGGGCCTCATAGGGGATTATCCCCAAGCCGTGTTGAGAGCTGGTAGGTGCGAGGTGGTGGGACGCCACGCGCATCGAGTGTAGGTGGGACGCCTGCATAATCCGGGGGTAAACACACATACGACCAGACGCGACGTTTGGCCGGGCGAAGCTAACAACTTTGCTCGGCCTTTTTTTTGTGCCGGGCAACCAAGGGAGCCTTGCACATGAAAAACGTCACCCAGCCTTCAGAAGTCCAGTCCCTTTTCGATCAGCTTGTGGCCGCCTGGCCCAGCCCGCTGGTTCCCCGTTCAAAGGTCCGCGAATTCTCCGGCGGACTCCTCCATCCTCGAACTCTCGCAAATCTCGACTCCAAAGGTGAAGGCCCTGGCAAAATTTCCTTCGCTGGCCGTGTTGCCTATTCCCGCGAAGATCTCGCCCGCTGGCTGGTCAACCGTATCCGCCGGGCAGCGTAGGGGGCTTCATGAACGCCAAATCCTTCATCGCGACCCCCCCGCCCTGTTCGCCCGAGGCGGAACGCGGACTGATCGGAGCCTTGTTGACCCGAGCCAGCGTCATTGACGCGGTGGCTGAGATCGTCACCGTTGACGACTTCCACGACCAGACCGCCCGAGACTGTTTTAGGGCGATCCTGAAACTTCACCGCAACGGTCAGCCCGTGGACCTCGTTTCGACCTACATCGAACTCACCGAAATGGGGTCCGCCGTCACGTCACCGATGCTCGCAGGCATGGTCGATGCCGCACCGGTCAGCGCCGTCAACGTGGCCCGCACGGTCAAGTCGATGAGCAACCGCCGTTCCATTATGCAGGCGGCCACGGAACTTTTCAGCCAGGCCGCCGACTTGACCGCAGACGTGATGCTGGCCGCGAACGATGCCGCCCGTGTTGTTGACCATGTACTCTCCGGCAGGGCCGGGGCCGGTCGCCAAAACCTACGGGACATCGTTGCCGGGATGGTTGCCAAGGCCATGACCGGCGAAAAGGTGCGGACGATCCCGACACCATTTCATGAACTCAATCTGATTACCGGCGGTCTGCACTCCGGCGAGATGATCACCCTGGCAGGACGCCCCGGCACGGGCAAAACAGCCCTGGCCCTCAACGTCGCATCAAGCGCCATGTTTGCCGGAAACACGGTCGGCATCTTCTCGCTCGAAATGTCCCAGGAGTCTCTAGCTGAAAGGCTTTGCGCCTCTACCATGTCCATCAACGCCCAAGCCTTCAGGACCCGCAATTTCAACCACGGCGAACTGCTCCTGATTCAAGAGTTTCAGAACTATGCGGACACGATGCCCGCCAAGGTCTTCGACTCCCCGCGCGTTGACCCTGACACCATCCGCGCCGAATGCCGCAAATGGAAGCGTCAGGGCGGGCTGGATTTGGTCATCATCGACTATTTGCAGCTGATCCAATCGGCAGGCCGCAAAGATCAGGGCCGAGAGCGCGAGGTTGCCGAAATAAGCCGCTCCATCAAGCAGCTGGCCATTGAACTTGAAATTCCCATCCTTTTGCTGGCGCAACTCAACCGAAGCGTTGAGACCCGCGAGGACAAGACTCCCCGGCTGTCCGACCTGCGCGAATCCGGGTCCATCGAACAAGACAGTGATATGGTCTGGTTCCTCTCGCCCTGGCACACGGCCAGCGCGGCGCTTCCGGTTGTGGACGTGAAGTTGACCGTGGCCAAGTCCAGATCGAGCGCCACAGGTCACGTCAACCTCAAATATGTGCGCCGATTCCTGCGCTTTGATGAGGAGGAATAATGGCCAAATATCGCAAGGTTGACCCTCGTATCTGGAATGACAGCAAATTCATGGGCCTGTCTGACTCCGGCAAGCTGGCGCTGTTTTTTGTTCTGACACATCCAAACATGACCGCAGTCGGCGCAATGCGTCACACGATTCCCGGCATGGCGGCTGAACTCGGTTGGACAGCGGAAGCCTTTCGGGAAGCCTTTCTGGAAGCCTGCGCGAAGGGTATCATTAAGCACGATGAAAAGGCTTCTTTTGTGTGGCTTCCGAACTTCGTCAAGTACAACCAGCCAGAGTCCCCGAACGTAGTCAAAGCATGGTTTATCGCACTTGATTTACTCCCTGAGTGCGACATGCTTAACGAACTAATTCAGCATGTTAAAGGCTTCCTTAAAGGCTTCGCTTTAGGCTTTCAGAAGGCTTTCGATAAGGCTTCCGCTAAGGCTATGCCTAATCAGGAACAGGAACAGGAACAGGATTTAGAAGATATGTCGGAGAAACCGAAGCCCGTTTCTCCCGACACAACATCCCTGCCATGTGAAGACGGGTCAGAGTTCGTTTACTCGGAAAAGTACCTGACGGAAGCACGCAAAGCTTATCCTCTCATTGATATTCCCTCTCAGGCCTCAAAAGCCCGAGCCTGGCTTGAAGCGAACCCAAGCCGCAAGAAGACGCGCCGGGGTATGACCAAGTTCTTCAATGCCTGGCTCTCACGCGCACAGACAGACGCAGAGAAGTCACGCGCCAAGGACGCCCTACCGGAGACAACCGGCAGCGACATCACGCCCGAGCAGATGCTTCCGGCGAAGTGGGCGCGGGGGGTGAAGGCCGATGCCTGAAAAAACAGTCCAGAAACAAGCCTCCACGCGCTTCAAGCCGGGCCAGAGCGGGAACCCGGCAGGGAGGCCCCGAGGTGCCCGCAACAAGGCTTCTATGCTGGCCCAGAAGCTCATGGAGAACCAGACCGAGGCCGTGGTGCAGACCGTCATTGACGCGGCCCTGACGGGCGACATGCAAGCCTGCAAGTTGATCGTGGAACGTCTGCTGCCTCCGGCGAAGGAAAGGGCCATTCAGGCGGATCTGAAACTGCCTGCGACGATCACGACGGAGAACGCGCCCCTGGTTTTCGCCGCAATCTTGAAGGCCACGGCCAGCGGCGGGCTCTGTCCGGGCGAAGGCGAAACCCTGCAACGGATGATGCAAATGTACCTGACAGCGGTCGAATACACGACGCTGACTAGGCGGATTGAAGAACTCGAAGCCAGACAGGATGGGGGGCAAGCATGGTGACAGTGCGTGAATTGCAACGACGAATCGACCGCCTTGAAGGAGCGGATGGCCAGATTTTCATATTCCGGCCCCAGGAAGATGGGTCGGTCCTCGTCACGAAGCCGGGCAGGCCTGACGCGGGCGAACAGTGTTTCGCGGACTACGAGTCGGCGTGTCAGGCCTTGGGGCTACCGTCCGGGCCGCCGGACGTCGTGATTCAAAGGAGCTGGCTAGCTTGAGCGCGCAGGCAATTTCCTGGCCTGAGCTTGTCGAGACAGTCGGCGAGGACGCGGCAAGGGCGCTGGTCGAGTCCTGCGGAGGAACCGGAAAATACATCCCAAGGAACCCCATGTGCGGCAACCTCAAGACCCTTGTCGGAGAAACGGGAGCTCGGGCTCTATCGGCAAGGTTCAGAGGTGAGACCCTTGTCTTGCCTGGTCGGCCCAAACCCGAACCCGCAAAGGTCAGAATCCTGGAGCTTTTGACCGCCGGATGGTCAGCCCGGCGCATCGCCCTGGAGACAGGCACAACTGAATCCTGGGTCTGGTCCGTTAAGCGGCAATGCAGAAACATCAACCGGGGGCAGACCCCCCAAAAAGGAGCTTGAACAATGGCTATTCAGTATTTCCACGACAGAAAAAAGTTCACGATTGGCCTTCAGGAAGAGCGCGTTATGTCCCAGGACCAGGCAAATGCAATGCGGCATGAGCGCAACTTGCTGAAGAACACGGCGGCCCTGGAGCCCGGACCCCTGGACGGGATCGACTACACCTTGTTTGGGAACGCGGGGCACGCTCCCGGCATCCTGCTCAGGAGCTTTCTTTCCAAGGACGCGGAATGGCACAGAGCCCACATGCCCGTGCTGGACCGGGACTTGGCATCCATCGCCAGCGGTCACGGTCGGCTGGACAAGAGCTTGTCCGAGATCGGGCGCATTTTCGAGGATAAGGACTTGAGCCCGGAGGGCCGGACCAAGCGGGCCTCGGACGTTTTCGAGGTCCTCCTGGCCGTGGTCGAGCATTGGCTGACCACGAAGACCAAGGAGACCATCAACAAGCTGGAAGCGGCCGAGGAGCTTTTCCGTTTGGCCGAGAAGCCCCTGCCGAACCCGGATGAAGATGCAGCGGTCAAAGAATTACGCAGGTCCGAGGTCCGGGCCTGGTTTTTCGGTTTGTCCGAGCCGAGCCAGGGAGAGGCCCTGGAGCGTTTTGGCAGAGAGGCCCGGCTTGAACAGCTTGCGGCTGTCCAGAACGACCCCTGCGGGCGCTTGCGCGTGTCCAGGCTGATCGTGGATTCCGCCCGCATCGCGGCCGTCCGTGCCCAGGGCGGTGATTTCATCCTGGTCGAGCTCATGGATGCCCGCGATATGATCGACGCCCTGAAATGGCGTGCTTCCGGTCTGTCCCGGCTCCTGCGCGGTTGGGCAGCGGATCGGGGCCTGAAACTCGCGGAAGGGACCAACGCCTTCGAGCTTCTCGCGACCGAGGCCTTGGCCCGGTCGGAAGAGTTCTTGCGGGTGGTTGAAGACAGATAGCAGAAAAACGCTTCTACGCGTTGCAGGGGCCGTTCTCGGGAGAGGGCGGCCCCTTTTTAGTGCGCCGGGCATGGCGCGTCAGTTATGGGGTGCAAGTCCCCTGTGGGCCGTGATGTGCGGAACCACGAGTCGGAGGCAACTGCGGCACCGCGAGGTGTTGTGGGAAGGAAGCCCGAGACA